AAGGTTCGGACGATCACAGCTGGAAAAGGTGATACTTTTTGCTTGAAACCTCTTCAGAGAGCTATGTGGCTCGCTTTAGGAGATTTCCCGCAATATCAATTAACTCATGGGACGAATCGTCTTGATACAGCAATTGCTGCATTATATGATAATTCAAGTCCTGATGATGTTTGGATTTCTGGAGATTACACGGCTGCAACTGATTCATTCGCGATCGAAGGTTCAAAAGCTCTCTTAGAGGGCATCCTTGAATCTATTGATCACGAACCGACAAAGCGTTGGGCAATGAAAGAAATTTCTCCTCATCTGTTAGTCTACCCGAAAGGGTCGGGCTTAGAACCTGTTCTACAGGCTTCTGGACAGTTGATGGGATCTCTTCTTTCGTTTCCCTTACTTTGTCTTTTGAACGATTGCACTGCTTCCTTTTGTGGACTCAAATCCGATCAATATCTGATCAATGGAGATGATATCCTCATGAGGGCTGACCCGAGCATCTATCCTGAATGGAAGAAACAAGTACATGAATTTGGACTTGATCTTTCACCTGGAAAGAATTACATCCATAATCGTTATGGAACTGTAAACTCCCAACTCATCATTGATGGGTCGGTAGTTAGCTCAGGAAAGCAGCAGGTCCTCGATAGGAGGAGCCGTGTTCTTGGAGAATGTTTGAGAGATTTAGAATTTCAGATGAAGGGTTCACCGACAGAAGAGGTCATTGACCTCTTCAAGTCTGTGAATCGTTCCAAGCTATCACAATCGATTAGGGACATGAATGTTCCTGTTAGTCATGGTGGCTTGTCATTCTCTTGGGGAGTTCAACGCTCAAATCCTCGTTCGAAACGCACAGCTATGCTGTGTTATTTGTACGATTTGTTTCAGCGTATTGAACCTCAAAAAGAATGTATCGCGATTCCGTATCTCTCTATAGAAGAGAAGAACACATCTGATTACTTAGAAGAAGAAAGAATTTTCAACGAACCGAATTTAGGTTCAGAATATCATGAGGAGTTTATAGCTCCTTATGTTCTGAACGTTGTTCAAAAACGTTGCATGAAGAATAGTCATCTTCGAGACATTATGCTCGATCAAGACATTAAAAATCTTCCTGCTCTTTCTTTTCTTCGTACTTACCAAATTCCTTGTTCTGATGTTAAAGTCAGGAAAGACATCCAAAGAGAAGTCGATTCATTGTTTTTGAGTCGATTCCTCCAAGGAGGTCAAGGATATGGTTACGATGTGTTTCGTAAAGAATTTTTACAGAAAATGTCGAATATCCCGAGTAGTGAGAAGACCGTCAAGCATTTAGTTGCTTTGATGGATCTTAACATTCCTCAGGACTACCTTCAGTATCTTAATTTGAATTTCAATCCCTTGGGATTTGATTCAAAAAGATTTGAAAAGAATCTCGGAAAGGCGCTAAGCCCTACGAGTTTCGATTTACCTGAGGTAGTAGATTTTGAAGATTTCTCTCTTGAGGTGGGGGAGCTCTTGGCTTTGCCAAGAGAACTCCTCACACCGGAGAGAGAGGCCGATCTTCGGAATCTATATCCGTTCTTGTTCGATGCAAGCGACCACGTAAGTGACGATGAGACTCCTTTATCTCATTCGTTACCAGGTGGTGTTGCATAGAACACGCCTTTGGAAGGGCGTTTCTTGGACTTTCTTCAGTTTATTATTCCCTCCAATGGAGAGGGAAGAACAATTAAGTTAGTCAAGAAAAGAAAAAATCAAAATTTTCTGTTTTGATGGTATTGGTTTTGGTCTATTTCAACCGGTACAGGATCCTAAGATTCACAGATCTGTGAACACTCTTCCAAGTGTCATAAATAACACTTAGGATCTAGTTCTCCAAAACTAGGAGAACAAAGGCCGCGCTGTGAGCGGAGACTCAATTAGAGAGCCG